TTTAGCTTTAGGAGCAGCTGCGTAAACTGAAGTAGCTAATAATAAACATAGAATTGTAGATACTACTGTTTTATATATCTGCTCCATAGCACCTCATCTGCGTCAGGAGCGGACACTACAGTAAACACACCAGAATTAGGTGTCGTCTCTGTAAAGTCTACGCCTCCGCCTTGTAATGTTAGTTGGTCTCTAAATAGCTGCATTGTTCCTGCTTCGTAAGCTTTAGCGTCCAAAGTGGTGAATACTGTGGTAGAACCATCTGGAGCAGGAGTAGGAATTTCAAAGTTTACTATTCTATCCACTGAGATTGTATCAGCCATCTTCCTTAAGTCAATAGGCATTATACGGGTCTCCCACAGTTACTACACCTCTCCCTTGGTACATCTTTCCACACCACTCTCTCCACTTCCGTTGGGACGTATTGTATCTTAGGCACCTTTAGTATCTCCTCCACCAACTTCACCCTCTTAACCTCTATAGGTACTTCTACGACTTTAATCTTCTCCACCACTTTTAGTACCTCTACCACTTTCTCGACCTCTTTTATAACGCAGTCGTTAACCTCTCTTGGAACAAATTTAGGTACCTCAACAACAACCTCTTTATAAGAGGGCTTGTCTACCTCCACTACATTCTCTTTAACTACCACTGTCTGAGTGTCTACCGTCCTCTCATTAACTTTGACGTTTACCACCTCAATATCTTTCGGGATGTATTTCGCTACTTCCACAACCTTATCGACGAACCGTGGAACTTGTACTTCCACCACTTTCGTGTGTATCTCCACATCCTCCAACACAACCTTCTTACGCAGCTTTTCTTCCCTAACTTTTAATCCTCCTCCACTATCTCCCCCACCCGCATTAACTCCCTGCATTACGCACCTCCATCTTTTGTGGTTAAGCGCTCTAAATTTGTATACACATTCAATGCCTTACCTGCCGCATTCGTATATGTTAGTCGCAGTTTATCTCCCGCATCCAATAACTCCAACGAAGGAAAGTCAAACACCCACGCAGCATTCTTCCCAATGTTGTAGATGGTAGTAGCAAGTAGAGCGATAACTGTATTACTGGAGTTCAAATGCTCTAATTTAAAGTGGTCTCCTGCCCCATATACGTCGGGTACGATGGTTATACCGTTGGCTGCACAAGCCTTATCAGACAGCGTCATATCTAGAGTGTAATCTCCAGGAGTTGCAGATACAACTAACTTGTATCCTTTGTAATATGCTCCCCCTACCATAGGTCTCTTCGATATTGCCATTCATTACCTCCTTCGCTACTTGTATTTGTCGTAATTTCAATTTTTAAAATTACAACCTTTATTAGTGCCTACCACTAAAAGGGTTGAGCCACCACTGCCCTGACATAACTGGGGCAGCTGCTGAATTGAAACCTCTCGCTATCGGTACCCAATCTTCTCCGCTGTGGTCTCCAGTTAAGCTAGCCTCATAGAGAGGAGGAACCAACTCCCCTCCCCAATATGCTGCATCCTCCAATTCGCGTAGTGACCAAAATCCGAAGACTGTTGCAATCGCAACTATAAGTGCGTCTTTACGTAATAAACTTGACTCCGAAGAATCGTCAGCGAAATCTGCTGGGTACTGACTATGTCGGATGACCAGCGAGTAGGTAGCGTCAGGTATTTTAAACAACTCGAATGTAGAGCCGTAATCTACGTACCACGAAGGGAGACCCTCCGAATAGGTAGCTGGACGTGGGACGATGTCATCAAACTCCCTCGCTTTCACGTATATTAATTTGCGAGAGCGGGCTCCGTCTCGTACTACCACACTATATAAATCTTTCATTCGAGTGGGCCAGGTTATAGTATTAGCTCCGTCCGTCGTTTCCTTACTGGTATCAGTCTTCCTCATCTCCTCGTAGGTGTGGAGGTCGGAGAGGTAGTCCTGCGCCCAATTTAACCTACGGTTTATCTTCGCGTCACTAAACGCAGCCGCCGTCCTCTTTATGTTGGCGCGTACTTCGTCTCGCATATCTTCTCTATTCATTGCCATCTTTAACCACCTCTATCTTAACATCAGTTAATCCATTCGCTACGTTAGCTATCTGCTCAAATGCCGCTTTACTCAAATCCAAACTGCGCCCATACTTCCCAAAACCTCCAGTATCATTAACTGTAACGACTACGAACTGACCAGTTTTAAGACCAGTAACCTTCAACTTCTTCCCCTTCAGTTCCTCCCACCTCTCTGGGAGAACTGCTGCCGTCATCTTCGTCTCATCAAATATCTCCCCACTTTTAGTAACCCCTCCCCATCGAGGGTCGACACTATCATTGGTGTAGTAACTAGCTACTCCTACTTCCTCATCGTTTGGCATCCTCTCCTCCGAACTAAGCGGTCTCATCGTGAATTTGAGTCCAAGCAGTGCTACCGTCAGTATTAATATACACGTCCTTATCACTTGCGTCTCCATCGTAATCGATAATTAAATGTGTTCCTTGCGTAGCGGACACTACTCCATCAGGACTCGTATCGTCGTCTGTCTGCTTCAAACAATGTGAGAATGGGTCCGAGTCTCCTGCGTACATATACTCAATTATGTCGCCTCTTATACTCATCTCTCCTCCTATTCTTCAACCTCTTTAACTTCCCCTTGTTATGGTAGCGGGAGGTATCTCGTCTCCCGCTATCTAACTATATACTAGGACATCTAGTACCTCTATAAATCGTTTTAGGAGCCTCCACCTTCGGTTTAGGTTCCCTAGTCTTCGCACACTCCTCAAGGTACTCCTTTTTAGTAATAATCTTCTTCTTATCGTCCATCTCTTACCTCCTACTTATAATTATACTGATATCTGCAGCATAATCAACGGTGTGCCTTGTGTCTCAGCTCCTCCAGCAATCCTCGTAATAACAAACCCAACGTGTTGACACTCTTGGTTGCCGTATGCATCGTCCGCAACTAAATCGCATATATCAAGTGAGCCGTCGTGTCTAGCTACGAGAGCATTGGTGTTGTCTGTATTACCAACCGCTGCTTGTGGAGAAACCCAACAAGGTCCCCACGTTTGTAACCAAAAGTAGGGGAGACTGGTTGTAGCAGCTGACATAGCCACTCCAACGCACCCTCTACGACCACTCATATTCCCCGTCCGAACGTCACTGTATATATTGCCAGTGATTTCGGTGTATGCTGATGTCGTGCAAGCGTAGGGTAGTTCGGAGTCTATAGTTAGTGTAGTCGTACCACCTCCAGCTGCGACTGCTGTATTGTCTAATATCTGGAATGTAAAATCGGTGTTAGACGTACCAGCGTTAAGACGGAAGATAGTAACCCACCCACCTTCCAACTCGTGAGCCGCAACCGCTCCATCACTTGCTACACCTTCTGCCGCACCTATCGTTGCGTATACAGTATGAGCGTTAGCCGCACTCGCTGTTGGAACAGCAGCCCAACCAGACACTCCGTAATCGTTGTACCAAGCTAACACCTGCGTTGCTAGAGTAGCACCCGCCTTCGCATACTTAAATATACGGTCACCCCTTACCAACCTAGTACCTAATCGGTGGTACTGTGTAGCACTAGCCTTATATATCTCCTGTGGCGTAATCAATGCACCAAAACCACTTCCACCTAATATCTTACTCATCTCAACCTCTCTTTGTTGTCCCCCTCAGGAGGGGGAGGTTATACTTCCGTTGATGTTATCGTTATGGTGCTATCTGCAACATCACGAGACCCATATCACCAGCCGCCGTAACGTCCGCCATCCCATAACCTATTCTTGCTTCTACACCGTCTGTGTCACGTAGTGCAACCTGACCAGTGCTTTGAAACTCTACATCCTGTCCACCTATCGCTGTATCCGTTACAGTAACCACTCCCGCAGGCCCCCAAGTTTGGAACCAACCGTAGTAACCTGCCGCAACTGAAACGAGAGGAACACCTATCGGCGACTCATCCGTTCCCTGAGTTGCTGGTCTCAAATTACGATACTGACTACAAGTCAATATAACGCCTGTGGTTGCATCCGCCATCGCAGCTTGTATCTCATCCCACAGTTCGATTTCGACGTAGTCTGCGACTGATGCTGACCAAGCATTGTTCCGCTTAATCTTATGTATCACATCGACGCCCGCACTATCTGTCAGTACAACGTACCCATTCTGCAACTCATCCTTCGTGATGTTATCGAGAGCGGATGCGTGAGTTAGTGCGATGAACTTCTGCCCCACCGTCAAAGCTGCTGTAATAGCGATTGGTGACAATTGTGCTTGAGCTGCTGTCATAGCTACTAGTGAGCCGTCAGCGAGTAGGACTGGTCCTGCATTACTTGCATCCGGAGCGGCTAATAATCCTGCAGCTACTGTCGCAACAGCGTGCCCATAGAAGAAGGTACGGTCTCCCATTGGGAGCCTCGTTCCAATTGCACAGTTAGCGACGGAGGATGTTTCGTATATACTCTGGGTTGCCATCAACCCACCATATTGACCACCTGGACTTCTCATATTTATCTCCTTGTTTGTTCGAGGGAGGCGACCTAACCACCATCTCGACCTTGTTTTTAGACTCAGTTAGGTTGAGTTACTCTTATACGTACTATTCAGCGATGTCGAAAATGACACCCAATCTCTTACAATTTCCAGTCGTTAAGTTACCAACCGTCATTGCGTGAGCAACCACATCTCTAGGTTGATTCACGATAGGTAGCCAATCACCTAAGGTGAAGTTCTCAATCGGGTCTGCTACCCACTCCATAACAGCTGTGTTAAGCATATACAGAGAACCGTCTGGGCAGCTTGGAGCCCAAGTCATAGGACGTCCTTTAAAAGCGATGTCACCAAAACCTAAGTCCGCCATCTTCCTATCAGAGATGATTATACGAGAGATTTCGAGAGCCTCACTCTCATACATCTCGTGTACATCCTGTGCACACACGATAATATCGGGAAATCTACTCACACCCTTCCCTTGCTTACCGCAATCGTTGAACATCGTATTCATCCTCTTACGAAGATAAATAGAAGCTGCCTCTCCGCTCATATCTTTATATTGGTTGCGCCACCAGCTGTATGTTGCACGGTTCAGATTAGCAACCGTACCCGTTGCGGGTGCTTCCGCCACAATATTCAACAATCCATCTATCGCCATCCCACTATCACCAGTACCATCACTGAAGAGAGCACTTTCAAGGTGGTCTATCAAACTAGCTTGTAAGTTATCAATATCAGCGTTAACCTTCTTAATCAGTTGAGCTTGACCTCTGTTCTTCTGAAAGTCCGCAAAATACCTTACAATATGACCAGTTAGATATCTCCAATTCCAATGACATACGGTGAGAGGGTCTGTTGCAGCTAAATCCACAGTACCGCCTTTACCGATAAACTTCACGGTCTCATTCTTAGCGTACTGCAGTGGAATCTCTATCGAACGCCCACCAGTCTGGGTTGACCTCTTCCCTTTCTTACTTAGAAGATACCAGAAGGGCGTAGCATTAAATATCTGGTCTACAATCTCTTTTCGACGTAGATACCAGGTTGTCGTATACATAGTATTTAGCTGTTCGGTCAGTGTTGGATTTGCCATACTTACTCCTTATCGTAGTATTTATGCTGCGTTTCCAAATGCCTTCTTGTATGCGAGCGCAGCAGCCTCATCTTTCGATAACTGTTTATCCTGCACCACACTTCCAGGCACTCCGCTTTTCTCGGTAGCCTCTCTATCTTTCAACTCCTGCTCTTTCTTCACTCTCTCAGCTTCAGTGTCAGCGTCGGCTTTAGATTGTAGAAGGAATTGTGAGTAACATCTTCCAGCGTTCCAGGAGGGATTTGCTTTAGCTATCTTGAAGATAGCTTCTTGGTTAGCGTCAAATGCAGGCTTTCCATCTCTCCCATCGTGCTTGAGCGCAGTTAAAGCTACATCTACTTGAGCAAAAGTCATTGCGAGACCTTTCTCGGTCTTATCTAATCGACCTGATATATCTTTAACTACTGCTCCAATATCACCCTTGTACTTCTTCCCTATATACTCTACAATCTCACGGTTGGAGGCTGTATCGAAATCAATCTCCCCAGCTCCCTTACTATCGTCCGCTTCACCGCCCTTACCCTTACTCTTACTGTCCTTAAAGTTGAGATAATCTTCGCTAAGCAGTTCCTTATCGGCATCATCGAGTTTGCGTTCAAGGTCAACCTTCGCGTCCTTTAATGATTTTGTTTCGCTTTCCAACGCTCCTAGTTTAGTAAGAGTGTCGGTTAGCTGCTGCTGGACTTCGCCTGCAGCTCCCTTGGTTCCATCGCTTCCGTTACCATTACCTTCATTTCCCATTACTTACCTCCTTGTTTTGCTAGCTTAGCCTTCCAAATCATATATTGTTTCATCATAGCTCTCCACGCGATGTCTCTATCTGTCCCCGTAATCGTCCCTTCGAAATCCACCTTATAAGGTCTATTCTTGTAGAGTCTAATGGTGATGACTCCTTTAGGTTTAGTTTCCACAACCTTTGGTTGTACCTTCAAAGGTTTTGATGGTTGTTGGTTCTGCCCTTTATCAGTTACATCACCCTCTCCCATCTGACCTGGTTTGAATTCTGGTAAATTACTCCTCACCACCTTGAGAGGTACTACAGGCTTAATCCCACCTGCTGAGTCACCTTTCACTACTGTTTGGCTTATGTTCTCCATATTCACCTCCTCCTACATCAGCCTTGCGGCTAGTACGTTATGTTTCTTACACTCCTCGCGTAGATGTCGTTTACTGGTGATTAGTATAGGCGTCTCACAAATATCATTATATACCATAGGTTTAAAGACCTGTATAGATGGCGAGCGTGTACCATCACACTTACACACTGGTAACCACTTCCCACACCGTGTACAATTAGCCATCACATTAGTCTCCCTATACTATCAGCAGTCTTACTCGCTCTCTGTTTCAACATCTCTGGATTACCTGCCATCTTGTTCTGCATCCCAATAAATTCGTTCTGCCCCATAGGCTGCCCCATCGTCTCCTGCGCTTCTGGTAGGACTTGCATAGCATCAATCCACTCATACTCCCTAAGTAGAAGTCTCATAAGGTAGTCTATATTAGCACGAGGATTGTTACCCAACGCCTGTATTAATTCTATAATCTCTCTCTTCTTAACCCTCTTAGTATTAGGCGTCATACTCTCCACATCCACTCGTAGATTGTATTCGCCCGCAATCTCCGTGCCAGTGTGTGCTACCCAATACCTAGCTCCATCGTATCCAACCACTTGTGCTACTCTCTCAGCTGTCCACTTCTTGAAGATAACTTGGTTAATTTTACGGATAGCTTTAACGAGAGCATCCGCAACCACATCCCTCCGTTCATCCATTCGTAGACCGTGCCCAGCCTCCACAACCTCCATCTCATATTTCGTGCGACGTCCTGGGGGAGCCTCTCCCATACTTTGCTTACTCTGTCCCAACAATTCTCGTACATCCGACCTAATAACATCTGTCCACTGCGTGAGGTCGGCGGGGATGTGAGGTTGTAGGAGGGCGACGATTTCGGATGGTTTCCCTTTCGTAAACACAGCTGGTCCGACGGATTCGGAAAGCATCTTATCAACCTCCCCAGGCTCCATTCCTCCCTGCTCTATAAGAAACTTTACGAGAGCTATGCGTCGGTGTAACATAGCTTGCGTCCTCGCTTCATTAACCTCTAGTTGTTGGGGCTCCATAATTTGGACGTCGGAAGGACCCCAGTAATACTCGGTATCCTCATTAAAGGTGAAATCTATGAATGGTAACCCTTCCGTCTGTAGGAGGTCTTCGGTGGGAGGACGTATCCATTGGTCGTAACCAGGAACAAAAACCTTTATCTCCTTTCGCTTGAAATCTCGAATCTCGTGCAACTCAACCAAATCGGTAAACTTAGCTAACTCCTTATAGAAATCTGCACGGTGCAAGTCCTTGTGGAGCATCTCCATATGAGTCCCCTCTAACTTCCCTGTATTCTTATACTTCGGGTCATTCTTTACATCCGCTAATGAACGAATAACGATGTGGTCTACCCAGGGACAGTCATCCAACGTACGGACTCCAAATGGAACTATAAAAAAGTCAGGCATAACACGTACTGCCCACGGCATCCCAGGCTTAACGTTGGTATTATACTCTATCCTCTCATTCTTCGTCTTACCGAGTTGGGTGATAGGAGTGTTTAGTAATTCAGCAACTTGAGCGTTCGCAGTGCGTGCAGCTGTCTGCGACCCTCCGTACAGACTGTCATACCCAATCTTCCCAATCCCTCTATCGGTGTAAAAACAATCCTGCACCATAGTCTTAAACATCGCCTTCATCTCTAATTCTTGTATCAACCAATTATCTACCGACTCCACAATCTTAGCGTGCATATGCATCCCTGGCTTAAATCGGGGAGCAGCACTTACGTAAGGGTTACGGAAGTATACGTTCGGGGTCATCGCACGAAGGGAGGAGTGTACAAGATTGTAGGGAAGAATACCGCTGGTGGTCGTAGAGTATCCACTAAATCTCCCTCTACCATACTCTCTATAAGTATGCCAACGTTTAGCACTCCCAAACGTTTCCTTATACCTTATACCCTGCCCTATCAAATCAGTCCATTGTGCTATATCTGCTTTCATCCCCTACCTATCCTCTGTTGTATTGCGTCCGCTACACTCATACTTCTACCTTTACCTGTCCCTCTAGAAGGTAACTTCCCTGCCCCATATAATCTTTTGTGTCGAAGTCTACGTTGAGCATCAGACCTCGGTCTTCCATACTTCGGTTGTTGGTCATACATTTATTTACCCATCCTATCTTTAATTGCCTGCGCAGTTCCACCTTTTTTGGTGTGGTGTAATTCGCCTCGGTAGGACTTACCTTTTAAGTAACATATCGGCATATATGTGTCTGCCGTCGGCTTAATTGTACGAATCCTCCCACCCTGCTCTCTACACCTCTCAAAACCTGCTGGCATCTGTGTCTCCTATAATTTACCTAAATAAACGTAAAGCACTCCATTATCTATAATATCCAAATCCATCCCATCCACCACTAGACCTGCTGTCCCAAAACTAATGCCAGATTGATTACCGCTTACCGACACATCACCTAACTTGCACTTCCAAATTTCCTTACCTGCTCCATCGTGTAGTATACAATCATCTACATCACTAGTTCCAACAAACCAGAGAGCCATAATTCTAACGAACGTACCTGTTGCAACCACCGACTCAGCTGTGTCCAGCACCCATCTAGCTCCATATTGTGTGTTTGCCATACTATCCTCCTACCTTACAGTTAGTAATTTTAATTATTGAAATTATTAAATTCATACCATCACCTGCTCTACCTGTCGAGTGAATGGATATGGTGACTTATGTCTATTCCTACAACTCTTCCTTATCTCCTCCAACGAAAATGATTGTCTACCTGATGGAAGGGGAGGTCTACCTGGTTCGGAGCGCTGAAATTCGCGTGGCATATATCTCGTAATCTGCCAACTAAGTGCGTCTATAAGGTCGTCGTGCTTACCATACGGAAAGGTAGTAAGCTCCTCCTCGAGTTCCCTCATCCCCCTCTTCATATACACAACCCCATTCTCAAAGAGAGGCGACAATCTATCTTTGATACGAGCCTCCTTAGCAATAGTCTTAGCCTTCACAGCCTCTATTATATAATGTTTGTCGTGCATAGCCATCGCTTCTCTAAACGCTGCCTCGAGGTGAGCATACCTATTAGTTTCGATACGTATCTTAATCGCCCCATCTATATCTGCAACCTGAAATGCGCTGTCTATAAGTTGCTTCCCTGACACTCTCTGCCTCCTATATCTCCTAATGTAGAGACCTTTCTTCGTGTGTTTAACGGAGACTATAGCTGAGTAATCCTGACTCTTCTTCCCCGTTGGAGGGTCTGCTGGGTCAATAGTTACAATTGTAGTACCATCTTCAGGTAACTCCTCTTCTTCATAATACCTATACCAATCAGGATTAAACGACATAAACTCTTTAGCGAGTGGTTTATTTAAGTATAACATACTAAACATATAAGTGCCCATTCCTACCTTAATGGCGTCTAATCTCTTTCTACTAAACCTCTTATATAGTGGCGACCCATCTTCATTGAAGCACGGCTTATCATATACATCCGCTTCCTTCAATCCGATGACGTGATTAATCAGGTCGTAGGATGCCCACCGCGTACCAATAACAATACGTTCGTCATCCTCATCTATAAGGAGAGGTATAGTCAACTTATGAAACCCCACCGCCTTCTCTATATCGTCCTTACTCGGCATAGCCTCTTCCCCAGTCAACTCATCCTTCTTCGGAGCAACCGTATCATCCTCGATAATAACGTTGAAATGCCGACGTATAATATTGGAACCTATCCCTGCAGCCTCGAAAGTACCTTCTGGATGGTCTACAGGTCGCTTAAGACAAGCACACTCATCACTCCACCTCACTTTGCTGAAGTTAGGGATAACGTCAGGAAAGAGTAACTGATAATACTGGTTGTTCTCCACAATGTCACGAACTGTACGGAGAGTCTTCTTAGCGTTGGGAGTTGTATTCGAAGTGATTAGAATACGTATAGTAGGGTCTCTAGTAGCCTTCCACAAACTATACATCGCTGCAGCTATCGTAGTCTTTAAGAATGTTCGAGGTAAGACAATTAACTTATTTGGTCCAGATGTCTGCATAAATTCACACACCCCAGTGTGAAATACATCATCATAGTAGGCTGGGTCTAAGAAGAGTTGTGTGAAGTAACTAAAATTACCCAGTACCTTCCCCCGCAAATCCTCCAATTCACTTGTTGTCATCTGTTCCCGCATCCTTATCCCTCCCTATTCTACCTATTAAATCTATTAAAGACTGACTCGGTTCGACCGTAATCTTCCCTTGTAATTTATCCTCCTTCGCATAACCTGTTCTGTCGAGGATATCCTTCGCAGCACTTAACGCAATCTTCTTATCTCCATCATCCAACGCACCTCTAAGTGTCTTCGCAGCAACCACCCTCGACTCCATCAACTCGTGTCTTGTATCATCAACCGTTTTCTGCCCCTCCGCCTCAACGAATTCTTGAGCGACGCCAGCCTCCATCCTCTTAAGCTCGTCTTTAAATAGAGGACTCGTAACAATAACGCTAGCTCTCGCTAAACTAAACCCCGCCTCTGCCGCCGCATCCTTTAATATCTTCCCACTCACTAACAACCTCATCAATAATCGGTGGCGAGGGGTTATCTTATCTGGTTGTTGTTTAATACTACTCTCACTTCTCTCTTCCTGCTCCACTCTAACCTCCACATACAAACACCTACTCATACATACAGACTCACACGTTAACTACATCTATATTAAAGTAGGTTTCTTCCGTTAAGATTACCTTACTCTATCTACTCAGTTATTGCCTTCGTCTTCCCATACACTCCATCCACATATGGTCTTACACACCAATTCAAATGAGCTGTACTAGGACGCCCACTGCAGAAGTTAATCTCCAACTTCCCGTGAAACCTCAACTCCCTCAATCTACGTATCATATCGTTCCCTTTAAATTTAGTATTAAATTCCTCTAACCAATCCGTATCCATACTCAATCTTTGTAAGTTTCGTAATTAAAATTTTAATCTTCTGAATTATGATTAAATTCATTCGCTTTCGTATCTGAATACGAGTATATCATAACGGTTTCGTTTTGTCAAGTATTTTTTTTTGATTTTTTATAATTTTAAAGGTTGAAATTATAGTTAAGTAAAAAGTGGTAGAGATTTTAGAGGAAGGTCTTATATATATATAAACAGGCTCGGGGGGTGGCTATGGGTGGTCTTATTTGAGCCACAATCGGCTTCTAACGAATGTTTAGGGCTTGAGGCAGGTCAACGTATAGGTCGGAGAACATTTACCGACTATTGACCTGTTACCTATATATAGGGCTTTCGACGATTGGGTTGGGGTAATTGAGTTTAGGGATTGAACATATAAAAAGAGGGCATACCCAATTTCAGATATGCCCTTTGAATACTACTTGTCAACGTGTGTTATACTGCCTCGATACCAGACAAATCAACTGCTTCTCCACCCGTAGAGATTGTCTTTAAGCCGTTCTTAACTTTCAGTGCGTCACGCACTTGTCTTTGAACTCTTAAAGTTAATCCCACGTTGGCGTCTTGTGTCATCTGGTCATTGCCGTCATATAACGTGACTTCACGTTTGCCGACGTATTGCTTGCCCTCGTGTGAAAGTCTTGCCACAACTATCTTTTTAGCCATTGTATTATATCCTCCTCTCTTTCGTATTTAATTATACTCTCTCGGAGTATATTAATTAGTAACCTTATACTATCAATCTGCATACTCTAACTATACCATAAATAGAATACTTGTCAAGTCTTTTTTTAAAATAAATTGAACTTATGAATTTTAGTAAATTGTTACTTATCAGATTGATTACACGTTGATTATATTTATAATTACATACGTCATTATATTTTAGAGTGTTCTCGGCGAGGTCGATTTCAACCTCTAAAATTATCCGACGCTGTCCGTCGAGAAAAAGCTGTAAATCCTCGACGCTGTTAAACTTACAACCGATTATGGAACGTTATGGAAACAATTATGGAGTTAACCTATTGATACATATAAGTTTTATGGACTTTATGGAAAAACGGCTATTCCAAAATTCTACGCGGGTTATTTTAATAGTTTATATTTATTAATATATTATATATTATATATAATATATATTTATATTACTTTATATCCACACCAAAAAATCTTTGCCCACCCGAAAAGTCCATAATTCCATAATTCGTATATGTAGCAATAGGTTACGTCCATAATCTCGACCATAACCGTCCATAATTTTAGGCAGGTCTATTTCCATAATTTCAAAGTTACCTAAATAAATTAATTTTTTCCGACGCTGTCAACCAAATCCTCGACGCCAAATCCCGACAAATATATTTTAAAATAAAGCTTGACAAATATAAGTTTAAGAGTTAAAATAGATTATAAAATCAAAGTCAATCACCGACGATAAAACTTCTAAAACATTTTAAGTTAAGAGGTTATAAGAATTTGAAAAATCCATTTAAGGCAATTAAAATTTTAAAGGTTGAATTTATAATCAAATATACCATTCCGATACTTAACGAATGGTATTTTTTGTTGTATTACAAATACTATCAGATAGGAAGAGGATAGGACAAAGAACTCGGAAAGGAGGTGATAAAGATGCTATCAATTAAGAAGAGAACGAAGGACCTCATCAATGTAGATAGTAAAATAAATCTATTGATGATAGAACCGCTGAAGAATGGATACCACCTGAAGGTTACAACTGAGACGGGAGAAGATGCAAAATTTCGGCTGAATACAGGTATTAAAATACTAACGAACGGGAGATAGATGAGTATTAAGAAACTGACATTTGGAGAAACGTATTACCTCTCGAAAGCTGAGGGGTATAGGAGAGAGGTGAATGGGTGTAGGAAAAGAGTTTAAATTGGAGGTGATTTATGAGTAGT